AGACTTTGAGATGCCACTAGATACCCTATTAATTGCTTTAACTTTAAGAATACCTGTGCCAGCAGTTAACGGAACAATGTTATAATCCTCACCCGTAATCATTCTATTTTGAGAATAGTATGCCTGAGGGGCTTTTACCTTAATGGCTTCATTTGTTTCAGATGCTGAAGAATTTGAAATAGTATATTGCAAGGCTGCATACACTTTTAATGAATGCGGTTGTCCCTGTGCATTGATATAATTAACAGAGAATGCTACGTTACGCATTTGCTCAGGTTTGATGGAATATGTTAGACCATTACTTTGCCTGTAAAATAATCTAAACAATCCTTTAGGAAGATCGCCAAAACTGCCGTCAGCGAAATTTAAGTCAATTTGGTCGTTTTCTCTAGTAGAGACTGCATATAACTTTCTATTATTTTGAGAAATACTATTGTAAATTACATTGTTGCCTGTTACATTGCTTACTTTAGTCCATGCTTGATCGGGATAGGTTCCGTCTGGATTTAGCTGCCATAGCCAAACATCAGATTCGTTAATATTATTAGCGTTAATGCCGATTACTTCATTTGGTACAGGATTATCAATATTAAAACTAGAAAGAGATAGTGTGCCTTGTTTGAATTGAACAAAGAATCCGGTATTAGATGAACTGTTTCCTCTGTTATCATTTTTGTAAACAAAAGAAAATGTGTTTCCAGGTCTAGGAGTTTCTTCGACAATAGAAGTATCAAAATCAGAACTAACGATCTCAAATGTCATTTGTACACCATTAACACTCTTAGAAAAAGAGTACAAAGGAACACCATCTGTTACACTATTAAGGGTGTATTTTTCAGTCGAAATGCCATCAATTACATCAGAAGCAATTGGTTTTCCGAACGAAACTGCGCCAGGCATTGCTGCATTTAATACTGTAACAAACTGTTCAAACCAATTGGAATTTGTTGCATCGTTCCAGCTAACTATCGAACTGGCTAAATTGTTTCCGTTGTTATCAAATACGCCTTCGGTTGTTTGCAGGGATATAATTTTAAGCATCCCAGATGCCGGCACAGTTCGTTTTGCATTGTAATTAATCAATCGAGCAAGACGTAGTACGCTGTCACGGCGCTGGGCAGTTTCTAAAAAGTTTTCACGAGCATTTAAGTCTATGCGGAAACTGACATTTTGTCCAAGGTATGCAATTAGATCAATTAAGGCAATGTATTCACTAGAATCAATGAAATCATTAAAATCTTCAGGATAATTTTCCCTTAGATAAGTGATCATAGTTCTTCTTAAAGTGTCAAAGTCATAGCTCTTAAAGTCTGCATTTCTGTAAGACTGGTATATTTTTTTCCAGTCTTCTGCAACAAGTAATCGATTAGTAGTAGATGGTATCATAGAATTATTTTTCCGATACCGTATTTATGAATATTAAAAAGTAGGTATATTATTGAGCAATTAACCCTGCATCTTTATCAAAAGAAAATCGCATAGTATCTGTTTCATCATTGGCCGAATATGTCATCGAAACTTCTATTAAAATACCAAAATCTTTTTCGTCGATAGATACTGCAATTGGATTGATCCTAGGATCGCTATTAAGAATATTTCTAACATCTGCTTCTATATCTTGTTTCAATGCCTCTGTTAGTGGATCATATAGCAAGTCCCATATAATGGTGCCAAATTCAGGATTCATCAATCGCTCACCTTTTTTTGTATTAAAGTGATTAATTAGGTCCTGTTTTACTAACAGAGAATCATATATCTTTACATTTGAAAGATTATCGATCGTACTGAAGCCTCGATAAAATTGGCTTTCTTTAGTAGTGTCCTGATTAGGAACTTTAGGAGGAGTAATAACAATGTTTTTGTATGGCATAATGATATTTATAGACCCAATGCTCTAGTAACTAATGCCCGCTTACCGACTAACAATCTACATGCTTCAGCTTTAGTAATAGCTCTATCACCGTTTTTATCAAGTGAAGAATTTTGTTGATAGGATAATCTTTCAAAATTTTGTTTGTTACTAGGAAATTTTTCTAACCAAGTAGGATTGTCAGAGTATAAGATTGTACTGTCTGGTTTACCAAATCCTCTAAACGGAGCAAACACCGCCATGTATATATCATTTAATGTTGTTGTTGATAAATTTGCAAGTCCGGGGGTAGATTTAGACAAATACAAATCAACATAATGCATTTGCTGTTCTCGTGTCATACCTCGTAACTGAGATAATGAAACGTTACCTATACTAGGTCTAGCTACTTCAGTAAATTGTATCAATCCAGTTGCATTGCTTCGAGGATTTGTTCTAGAAGGATCTATACCAGATTCCATCATCATTATGGCCAGAAGGTCGATATAATCCATCTTATATTTTTTAGCGACTTCTTTAACTTTATTAATAAATGCAGTATCTTTGGCCCAATCTGCAGGCATGTTAGGATTTGGCGGGGGCACAGGCGGATTTGCACCAGCACTAGATGGCGCACTACTAGTAGTAGGAGTAGTAGTAGGAGTAGTAGGAGTAGTAGGAGTCAATGAACGGGTAGTAGAATTGCTAACATCTGTTGCTGTCGGAGTATATTTTGCAGGTGATAAACTTTCGTGCTGACTCCATGGTTCATGCATTGGCACACGTTGCAGAGTACTCTTGATAGCACTCTCTTGATATTTTCTTTTTGGCCACCCTACTGCTACATTTACTTTTGGAACAAAGAATTCTTTTAATGCAATAGTTTCTTGAATAGCAGCAGCAGCAGGTTCAGATATAGCTCCAGGTTTTCCGTGCTTTGTTCCGCCTGCCGCAGCAATTGTAAATTTTCCTTGAGTAATAACACTTAAATCTCCCTTGCCTGTTAAATTCATTTTTTCGTTACTAAGGAAGTTAACTGAGCCGGCGACAGTAGTATTGTAGTTGCCTTTAATGTATTGGTCATAATTACCATTAATATAAATTTTAGCAGTGTTATCTACTCTAAGATTAAAATCTTTTTTAACATTTAACACCATATCACCTTCATGAGTTTTTATGTTAACATTACGAAGAGCTTCTAAATTAATATCTCTATCAGCTCTAAAATTAAAATCAGCTTCAGTATGGATACTTACTGAGTCAGCAGCATAGATATCAATTTTTCCACTTGCAGTAAATTCCATCCAAGCTGTGCCTTCTGCATTGGCAATATAAATGATGTTTTGAGAATCGTTTAACAGTACCTGGTGGCCGGCCCCTGATCGTAATCGTATTAGTTTGTTTTCTCCAGACTTGTCACCGTCGTCCATTACAAACTGATGCCCAGGAAGTCTGCTAGAAGGAACCATTGTCTGGCCGGGATCTTTATAACCGATAGCTTTCACGGGACTTTTCCCGTCGGGTGCGCCGGGTGTGCTTATACCAAAAACTCTACTAGGGAATTCTCGACGAGAACTACTAGAAGTAACGCCACGGGCAGCATCTGCAAGGAGCCCCTGTGTAAGTAATCTATCTGCAAATGGGTGAACTGGTTTTGGTTGACTATTTGGCTCATATGCACCTTTGATTTTTTTGCGATGAAATTCCGCAACTGGTACTGCATCAACATCGTATTTTTCTTTTTGTCCAGGTGCCCATGCAACATTGGAACTTGCAGCCAACCCGGGTATCATATGATTTTGGTGCTTGTCAGCAATACAACCAATCCAAAATCCTTGATTAGAATCTCCGTCAACAAATGTACAAAGAACTCTAGTTCCTACATCTGGCGGAACCATCCACATTCCGTAGCTTTTTTGCACATCGTAAAAGTTTTTTTCATCAGGTCCTTCAAAATCTGACGAGGTAACTCCGTAAAATGGACTCAAGTACTGCAAAGGAAATACATAATCTTGCCATTCAGGATTGTTAAGTGTACCTTGTTCTAGTACCGCTTCAACTCCTCCCATAAATGTAGGATCTAAATGACTTGTTATCCTAGCAATATATGGACCAGGATGGGGTAACTTTGAGGGGGTGCGTTTTCTTTCTGACATAGGTTATGCTTCAGCTGAAGAGGTTGCGTTATTTGGTAAAGAGAGATCACTAAAGATTGTAGCAGATGCAGGTCCCGAACCACTACGGCCAGATGAAAGAACAGGTTGTCCTGGGACTCTTAACAACTGTAATCGTTGTGTAAACAACCCGTCTTGAAATTTAGAAACAACTTTAGTAACTTGATAGCAGCCATTGTAAGGAATACGCTGTTTGTCAAAAATAACCATTCCGGTGTTGGGATTGATGTCTTCAGGATTTTGAAATGTTAAAACGACCATAACATTATGAACTTGATACGGAGCTTCACCGTTATCAGTAATTGTTGAATCGATAATCTTAGGTCTAAAATTACCAATGCCGCCAGTACATAAGAAATAAGGATCACCTAAAATTTCTAAATCACACTTAATCATACTGAGATTGTCTAAAATTGCCTGATGCATATTTTTAACTAATGCATCGTACGAATCATATTCAGGACGAGTTGCGTTGCCTCCTGGTCCTACAACAGCATCTCTCCTAGAATCAGTAACCCTAGGACTAAGCGGAACTGGCGTTGACGAACTTTCGTTAGATACTGGATTTAATTTTACTCCAGTCTTTTCCTCACCAGCGCCGCCGGTTGGGCCATATAATGCATTATTCATACTTCTAGGATATGCTTGGAAATACAAATGATTAAATGTTAAATTAAATGATCTAACGTCAACATTTTGTCCAGTGTAGAGATAGTTATATTGTCTTCTAACATAATTTTTAATTAAAGAATTTTGTTCCGATGTACTTAATTCTTTTTGATATAGCGCCAATCTTGAAATATGCATCTTATAAGGTAATACAATATATCGATAAATGTAGGTAGGTTGTGAAGTGACTGGATTCCATTTATCTTTTACTTCCATCTCTACTGCAATATGAAAATATTCAATAAATTGATCAGCTGACGGGTTCTTGGCATCGTTAATAATTTTTCTTCCAAATTCGCTATCTCTAATAACACTAGCAATAATGTCGGGTATTTTTGCACCCTTGGCAAACATTACACTAGATATGTTAGGATCGTAAGAGTTAGATTCGTTTTTTGGTAACGGTTTAGCCTCCGGACCATCAGACACAGTAACTACTAACGGTGGATTTACAAATCCGCGGCCACCGCCTGCTTCTGGTTTAGCATCGTATGCTGATTTAACTGTGCCAGGAGCCGGAAACGTAAAAATAGAAGGATTATTAGTAAGTTCTTTAATTCTAGCCTGCTCCTTAAATTTATCATAGGGCTTGTCATAGTCAAAGTTGCCGCTTGCCCAATCAGGAGTAGGAAATTTAATTTCATAAGAATCAAATAATGTAGTTTGAGATTCAGCTTCAGCTGCATTCTTGGCGGCAATGTTTAGAGACTTTATCAACGACTCACAAACTTCAAAAACATTAGCGCCTCTCATTTGGATAGATTCTTTGATAACATTGTCATCAGAATATGCCATTTCGTTTCTTGCAATTGCTTTAACACTATATCGAGTTCCATTCTCGTCCATCTTAGCTTCAACTTTTGTTATTAATATAACAAAATGTCGAGTACCCTCTTCTTTAAGTAGTTTAGCTCGAGTAGATGGACCATCATCGTCATCTGTATAACCTAAAAATTCCATTTTTAATACAAATGCAGCAGAAATATAATTTGCATTGCCAGCGGCTTCGGCTGCAACTTGTAACGCTTCCATAAAACCATTTATACTCATAGGTTCAAACACATCAAATGATATTTTTGTTGCCATCGACATGTTAGTAACATTATTAAACGACATTAACGTTTCGATTTCAACATTATTAATAAACATATCAAATCGGCCAGGACTGCCATCATTGAACCCTGATGCTTTGTCGCCGCCTGTAATTTCATTTATTTTTTTACCGGAAGATTTAAGAACAACATAGTTTTCAGTTGCGGCTCTAATTTGTGAGTTATCTGTAAGTGCTGTAGGAGGCAATGCTGCTAACGTAAAATTGTAGGTAAATGTTCTAAAATTATGCAGGACATTTGTCTCAGCCTTATCCGATTTAGTGGCAGCAGCAGCCGGGGTAGGAGCTTCCCCGGTAATATCAACATTGGCTACAGGACGGGTACCGGTTCCGGGGGTTATCCTTGCACGAGGATTCGGATCTGTTGTTTTCCGTTCTACATTAGGAGATTGTTCAGCCATATTATAAACCGAGTGCTCTTAAATTATCAAGTTGTGGTATTCTTATTTTTTGACCGGCAATAAGATCGTACACAGGATCTTTAAGAATATCTTTATTTCTAACGGCAAATACCCACCATAATTTTACATCACCGTAAAAATCATATGCTAGCAGATCAGGACGGTACTGATGTTGCGCTAATATTTCATAAAGTATATCAGTTGGCTCATTAGGAATATCTCTAAATGCTGCAATATCTAAATATCCCTCTGTTATAGGAGTACTAAAATAAGGACTAGTAGTTTTATAAGTTGCCATTTATAGAAATCCTTTTCTTCGTAAGTTAGGATTTCCGCTAATGTAATCATCAACCTGTTTTTGTCCCAACAACTCTTTTCTGCTGTACATCGGTAATAACGTAACTGTAATTTGTGATACTGTAGGCACCATAGTACCAGTTGGTTTGGATCCGGAGCCGAAACGATCATCCATCTTTGTTGCATAATAATCTACACTATCTGGTAGATCGACTCTAAAGCTAGATACTACAACTGGAACATTTTTGTATTGTTGTTCACCGTAGGCATCAAATCTACAGACTGGTGGGGGCGATCCTCGATCAGCATCTTCGCCAAATTTCATTTTAGTAACTGCTCTTAATATGTGAGTTGTTTGCAACCACAAGTATGCCTCATCGTTATTTTGAACAGTAAATTTTCCAGTAACAGAAATTGGTCCAGGCTGACTACTTTTATAAAAATGTAATGCATAGTTAGAATGAGTAGGATTTACCGTTGCGTAACTAGCAGTATAATCTTGTGAGATAGATGGTGTAAAGGGAAATACAATACCTTGAATATCAAACAAATGATCAGTGTAGGCAACTCCCGATGTATAAAGATATTGACTAGGTACTCTAATCTTTACTCTAAAATCTTTGGTACCAATAAATGCAACATCAAAATTTGGTGGCGATGGAGCTGCGCCTGGTTTTCGCCCAAGGCGTCGTTCGCTAAGAGTTCCGACAAGTCTAGTTAATCCGGATTGATCTGCTATTCCTCTTCCAACACTCATGGTAGCATTACCAATTGTGCTTAATAATCCCGGCTTGTTATCCGCCATAATATTTTCCTTATACACTATTTACCCAATAAATAAAGTGTATAGTTAACTAATAGGTTGACTTTGTCAACCTATATACTTTATAATAACTGTAAGGAGGTCGCGAATAGATGACCGTTGTAACAACATCACTGTCCACAGGACGTAAAGTAAAATATCTAAACAATAGAGATTTATTAGCAGAGATTCATAAAAGCAAATGTTCCTATAGTAGTTTTACTAAACCAGAATATCATCAGCATGATTTAATTTTGCCAAGTTTAGACAAAATTAATATTAGAACTATTGCTGATGCTAAAAGAATTAAAGCAAAACGCTTAGGCTTAGAAGCGTTTGTTGCAGCAAGATTGAGCGGAGACAAGAAGATAAAACTTCTCGAAGTGACTCCGGATTATAAAACTATTGCCAAAACAGACATTGTTATTAGAATTATGACATTTGATCATATTCCAATGGCGCCTGGTCGTAAGAAAACTGTCAAAAGTGTTGCTGATAGCCACGAAAAAGTCAATTTCCCCCCTTTCCAACATTGGAAGTTTAATGAAAATGATGAGCTTATTTGTGTCGGTAAAAGCCATTGGAAGGGTACTATTGACGGGGGAAGTTTCAACAAAGATCACGGTAGAATTACCGAAAATCTAGGTAAAATGTATATCAAACTAAGCGAGCGATATGCACAACGTAGCAACTGGCGGGGTTATACCTATGTTGAAGAAATGCGTGGACAGGCAGTTTTGCAATTGTCACAAATTGGTCTACAGTTTGATGAATCTAAATCAGAAAATCCATTTGCCTATTATACTGCCGCAGTAACTAACAGCTTTACTCGAGTACTAAACTTAGAAAAGAAAAGTCAAAATATTAGAGATGACCTACTAGAGATTGCAGGTCTAACTCCTAGTTTAACTAGACAGACGCAGGCCGAGTTTGCCGAAGAAACCGCACGGCAAGCAGAGCTATACAAAAATATACGTATGCCAAAATCTGAAGAAACTAGTATCGAGGATGAAGAAGAAAACACTTGATTTACCTTTACACAATCTGTTACACTAGACATAGGAGAGAATCTAATGTCATTTTTTAAGAAAGTAGCATGTTTTACAGATATACATTTTGGTCTAAAATCAAATTCTGCAACTCATAACCAAGACTGCGAAGATTTTGTAGATTGGTTTATTCAAGAATCCAAGGACGCTGGTTGCGAAACAGCTATCTTCCTTGGAGACTGGCACCATAATCGCAATGCAATTAACTTAATTACTTTGGATACATCAATTCGATGTCTAGAGAAATTAGGGCAAGCATTTGAGAATTTTTATTGGTTTCCGGGTAATCACGATTTGTTTTACAAAGATAAACGAGATATTCATAGCTCGGCATTCGGTAAACACATACCAGGCGTAACTGTAGTTGATAAAGTTATGACCGAAGGAGATGTTACACTAGTGCCTTGGCTAGTGGGCGACGAGTGGAAAAACATCAGCAAGATTAAAAGCAAGTATATGTTTGGGCATTTTGAATTGCCATTGTTCTATATGAATGCAATGGTACAAATGCCGGATCACGGTGAATTGCAGGCTAAACATTTTACTCATCAAGACTATGTGTTTAGCGGCCACTTTCATAAACGACAAAATCAAGGTAAAATTTGGTATATCGGTAATGCATTTCCCCATAACTTTGCAGATACCTGGGACGATGATCGAGGTATGATGGTATTAGAATGGGGCGGTGTTCCCACGTTTAAGTCGTGGGCCGACGCTCCCAAGTATAGAACATTGTCATTAAGCAAATTAATCGATGATAAAGATAACATTATGAAATCTAAGATGTACTTAAAAGTTAACTTAGACATTGATATTAGCTACGAAGAAGCTAACTTCATAAAAGAAACTTATGTTGAAGAACATGATATACGAGAAATTAGTTTAATTCAAGAAAAAAATAATATCGAAACCGGAACTGATGATAATCCGGATGCTAGTTTTGAAAGTGTTGATCAGATTGTAACAGAGCAATTACTTAATATTGACTCAGACAATATCGATGCAAAAACTCTACTAGCAATTTACAATAGTCTATAAATGCTAAAACTTAAAAATATAACTGTAAAAAATTTTCTATCAGTAGGTAATCAGACACAGGCCGTGGATTTTGACAAAGAGCAACTGACATTAGTGTTGGGTGCAAACTTAGATCTAGGCGGAGATGACAGCGGTAGTCGAAATGGCACGGGCAAGACTACCATTGTTAACGCACTGAGTTATGCACTGTACGGCCAGGCATTAACTAACATTAAAAAAGAAAACTTAATCAATAAGACCAACGGCAAAGGTATGCTAGTCACGGTCGAATTTGAAAAGAATAATATGCTATATCGCATTGAACGAGGCCGAAAGCCCAATGTCATGCGACTGTTTGTCAACGATGCTCAACAAAAATCAGCCAATGATGATGATGACAGCCAAGGCGACAGCAGAGAAACCCAACGGTATATTGATACTATGTTGGAAATGTCGCATACTATGTTCAAACATTTAGTTGCACTGAATACCTACACAGAACCTTTCCTGTCAATGCGGGCTGCTGAACAACGAGAAGTTATCGAACAGCTACTTGGTATTACAATCTTAAGTGAAAAATCAGAAAAACTAAAATTAGAAGTCAAGTCAATTAAAGACACCATTCAAGCAGAAACTTTTAAGATTGAAAGTATAAAGAGTGCAAACGATAATGTACAAAAAAGTATTGACAGTCTTGTAATCAAAAGCAAAGCATGGGAAACTAAGAAAGATAACGACCTTGAAAGTTTTGGCAAAGCAATATTGCAATTAGAAAGTGTAGATATCGAAGTTGAATTGCAGTCTCACATTGCATTAAAAACTTGGGACGAAAACAATACTAAAATACGTAACTTAAACAAACAGCGAGCAACATTAGATTCTGCAATTGGACAAGCTGAAAAAACTGTTAAGAAATACGAAAAAGAATTAGAAAGTCTAGCAAATAAAACTTGTCATGCATGTGAACAAGAATTGCACGACCATAAACACAAAGAAATGACCACTACTGCTGTTCATCATCTAGGTGATGCGATGAAATACTTTGATAAAGTGTCGCAAGATCTTAAGAAGATTGTAGAGGAATTAGGCACGGGAGAGATGCCGCCTAAGCCCAACACGTTTTATGAAACTGAAGCAGAAGCATTGGGGCATAAAAACAACTTAGACAACCTAGAAAGAGAATTAACCAATAAGTGTGATGAACACAATCCGTATGACGAACAGATTGAAGAATTAAAGAAAACTGCCATTCAAGAAATTAAATGGGACGCAATCAATGAACTTGTTAAATTACGAGATCATCAAGAATTCTTGTTAAAGCTATTGACAAATAAAGATAGTTTTATCCGTAAAAAGATTATTGATCAAAATTTAACGTATTTGAACAAACGATTAGGGTATTATGTTGACAAGCTAGGATTGCCACATAAAGTAATATTCTTAAACGACCTAAATGTAGAAATTACTCAATTAGGGCAAGATTTAGATTTTGATAATCTAAGTCGAGGCGAAAGAAATCGATTGATTCTATCACTAAGTTTTGCATTCCGCGATGTATGGGAAAATCTATATCAGAATATAAATTTACTATTCATTGACGAATTAATTGATGCAGGTATGGATGCAGCAGGCGTAGAAGCTGGATTAGCTGTTCTAAAGAAGATGGCCAGAGAACGAAATAAGAATATATACTTAATATCACATAAAGATGAATTAATCGGTCGAGTAAACAACGTTCTAAGAGTTATCAAAGAGAACGGTTTTACCAGTTACTCAAATGACGTCGACTACATTGAGGCATAGGGATAAATGTCTGCACTAGAGGAATATAAAGAAACGTATAATAAGTTTGTAACTATGTTGATAGATTTACATAATACCAACGTGCTTTATACTAGACAACAAAGTTTCAGAAACGCAGCAGATTTAAGAAGAATATTAAGACAACTCAAAGTTGTAGAAAAAGCTCTTTGGTCAGCTTCATTACAAGCATCTAAAGAAGCTGCACACATTGAGAAACGAGGAAGACCAAAAAAGGAAAGATGATATGACAACAACAACCGCACAACTACAAACAACATTTGCAGAATTCTTAGCAGAAGACGCAAAATTTACAGGTGGCAATTCGGCCGCCGGTACACGTTCACGCAAGGCTCTTGCAGAAGTTTCTAAACTAGTTAAGCTTCGCCGTAACGAAATTACTGCTGAAAAGAACGCACGTAAAGAAGCTAAGGCTGCAAAGTAATTGACTTGGGTCTATAAAGACTCTATAGTTAATGAACTACCTGATGATTGTATCGGTTTTGTATATTGCATTACCAATACAGTTTCAGGGCGCCAATACATTGGCAAAAAATTAGCAAAATTTAGTAAAACGACCTACAAGACTGTAAAGTTGAAGAACGGCACTAAGAAGAAAAAGAAAATTAGAAGTAAAATTGACAGCGACTGGCAGGAATATTACGGGTCCAGCGTTGAACTATCTAAAGACATAGACGCTTTAGGCAAAGATAAATTCACAAGAGAAATTCTCTATTATTGTAAAAGTAAAGCAGAAACATCTTACGTTGAGGCCCGCGAACAATTCGACCGCAAAGTATTAGAATCCGATGAATACTATAACGGACATATACAAGTCCGTGTACATGGCTCACACATTAAAACAAAAATTTAAGGCACCTTAAGCGGTACACAAGCAAGCGTCGGCTAACATCGGACGCCCTGAACCTGGACATCGTGTCACAGGGATGGAAATCTCTTGCCGCTAAGAGTACTCAACCACTATCCTTTACAGGACGTAAATCGCAAATTCGCCGCGGTATGGTTGTTTGAAGTAAGAAAAAAGGCAAAAGGAGGGGAGAAAAACCCCAAGTATATGAATATGTTAGTGTATATTCATATGCTGCCGTTGTATAAAGACGGAGCTCGTGGTACCGATCAACCGCCACTGTAACTGCTCTAACACTAAGTGATACATGTTCGACTCAGATAATGTTCAATTTCTTTGCCCAGCTTGGGCAAAGTGTGACTGAACGATCTAGATAATATTTAATCGCCCATGATATAAAAATTGCTTCAAGCGATAGCGCAGAAGCAAGTGAGCGTCTGCTCACTATAAATATATAAACTGTTGTCAGGAATAACATAATGAAATTCAATGATCTATTAAATGAAACTCAAGTTAATGAGTTAGGAATACTTAAAAATATTGGCGGAGCTCTGAATAAAATGCGATCCAATAGGCAAGCATCAAAGTTGCAATCAAAGGGTGCGTCTCATGCAGGGCGTATTGCTGATAATATTAGAGCTGAGTTTCAACAGATGGTAGGGGGTGGCATGGAACCTACATACCAAAACTTAATTGACTTCTTAGAAGATTTAGGTCTAAGTGATTTGGACACTATTCCTAATCCAGCAGGCGGTGCACCAAGTGTAGCAACTCCTCCTGAAAGAATAGATCCTACTATGGAAGCAGTAGCAGGTGGATTGAATAACATGCAAATTGATAAGATTATCAAAGATGCAGTTAGAAAAAATTATGCTAAAATAGTGGCTGCACAACAGGGCAGGAGTCGTCAACAAGTTGAACCTACTGGTGATGCTACTCCGGAACCAGCAGCGCCTGAGCAACCAGCAGCGCCTGAGCAACCAGCAGCGCCTGCTCCACAAGCTACTACTAAACCTGTTGCGCCGCCGACAATGACTGGTCCGACTCCTACAACATTAGATGGATTTAAGAAAATGTATTCAACTTTAGATCCAAAAGAACGGGCAGCATTACGTGATCAGTTGGATATAATTGACGATCAAGACAGACTAGCTAGCGGAACAAACGAAAGTATCAGTCAACCGTTTGTTAGCAAGTTCCTGGGTATTGCACTATAATTAAAAGAACGGTAATTTAGTTTTGTTAGTTGTTTCTAAATTAGATTCGATCAACTTGGAAATGACTTCCCGATCATCATAATCGGTGCAGTATATTTCTGACAGCGTTATGCCACCGCGCATAAACCAACACATCTTAAAAAGTTCATCTTTTATGGCCCTTATCTCTTTGTCCATTTTAGTTGCTAGTTGAGTTATCTCGTCTAGCGACAAAGATAAGAGCCTCATTCGAAAAAATTTGCAGGATCAAATGTTAGTGGAACTTCGAGTTCTTCTTCTGAACCGTTGTCAATCATTTCTTGAGTTGCTCGAACTTTAACTGGCTTTAGACTGTTAGTTTTTCTTAAATTGTCTAATCTATCTTTGACTGCATCGTATACACTTTTATCGCAATTCTCCATAAATTCAGCAATGTCCTCTGAAATTTCTGTTGTTCCTGCAGAACTCTCTATTCTATATACTGAACTATTGATAATTCCTACAGTGATATCTGTCAATTTTTTGAAACTATCTCTAAAGGTGTCAACTTTTTGTTCCTCGGATAACTC